AAAATTAGATGTTCGGCAATAGGTAAAATAATGACAAACCCCCGCACAAAGGGGGAATTGTTAAGCCAGACTGCTAAAACATACATAGAAGAACAAGTAATATCGGACAAGTACGGAATTAAAAAGCAATTTTACAGCCGTTACACGGACAAAGGTATACTAGTAGAAGACGACGCTATTAATTTAGTGTCGGACGTTCTAGATTTAGGTTTTATTTGGAAAAACGAAGAACACTTTAGTAATGACTGGATGACTGGTACGCCCGACGTAAACACGGACACTATTCTACTAGACGTTAAGAGTTCATGGGACGCTACGACATTTCCTTTTTTCGCTACAGAAATACCCACGAAGGACTATTACTACCAATTGCAAGGCTATCTAGAACTTACGGGCAAAACTGAATCGTTATTGTGCTATTGTTTAGTTAATACACCCGCAGACATGGTAGAAGACGAAGTAAGACGCGCACATTGGAACGCTAACTTATTAGAAGAAAGTATAGACCTACGCGACGAAGTACAGAAACGCCATAACTTCGACCACATACCAGACAACCGACGCGTGAAAGTATTCAAAGTAGAAAAAGACGAACAAGTAATAGAACAAATTAAAGAACGCGTAGAGTTATGCCGTGAATATTATAACACCTTAATTAATTTCTTATAACTATGCCTTGTCATTTAACACCAGAACTTAACCCAGACGATTTAGATATTAACGTAGCTTTATTCGGTCAATTACAATTAATGCTATTACTAAACAATAACGAAAAAACGGACTTTATAAAAGGCTTTGAACGTTGTATGGAATTAGTAGAATTATGGAGTAAGCAAACTAACCTACCTAAAATAAATAATAACTAATGAACCAACAAATAGAAGATAAAATAGTATTACGTGTTTTGGCACGTTTTAACGAACGTTCTCAAGTCGGAATAACCAAGTACAACACAACGCTTGAAAGAACCGATTTAAGCACCTTAGAATGGCTTACACACGCACAAGAAGAAGCTATGGACTTTGTGCTTTACTTGGAACGACTGAAAGACGAATATAAAAACACGAATAAATGAAAACAGCAGTAGAATGGTTATTGACCTATTTACCGCAAATAGATTATGGTAATGACCCTTATTATAAGGAAATAATTGAACAAGCTAAAGCAATGGAAAAAGAGCAGATAATTGAGGCTTTCGCTAAAGGCTCAGACGAGGAATCTGACTATCACGGTTTTCAATTTATTACTGAAGACAAGGCAATAGAATACTACAACGAAATTTTTAAACAAGAACAATGAAAGAAAAGAACTTAGCTATTATTTTAACGCTTTCTATAGTAGGATTAGCGTTATATGGATTTTTTAACCTTGTCGCGTGGTTATGGCGTGGCGTATTTTAGTAACAATTAAATAAATATACAATGGAAAACAAGTTAAACACGGGGGCAATCTTCAAAAACACGAACAAGAAAGCGGATAACCACCCAGACTACAAAGGAAAAGTAAACGTAAACGGCAAAGAAATGGAAGTAGCGTTATGGGTTAAACAAGGTAAGGCGGGGTCGTTCTTTTCGGCTTCATTTAGTGAACCTTACGTAGCACCAGCGCAAAGCGAACCAGTAAGCAAAGTAGAAAACGACGATTTCCCTTTTTAAGTATGGAAATAAACGACACCGAACTACGTAAAAAGCTACAAGCATTACTTAGAACACGAACACGGAACCAAATAGTAACAGAAATAAAAACACGGACTGGTAAATTTCATCAATACCAAATAGACAAGTTCCTAAAAGGTCACGACGTAAGCCTAAGCACAGCTATAAAGCTAGACGAATACGTTTTAAGAGAATCAATGTAACACGAAGCCAGTTTAACCGCTGGCTTTTTTATTGTTAATAACTTTTTTACAGCGTGTTTAGATTTTCATCGTAAGTTTGATTAAAATTTAACCAATGAATTACATTTATCTAGTAGCTTTTGTCTGGTGGTTTGTCAAGTTCGAACCTTTACAGCTTGCGTTTGACTACATTTTTAGACGTTTGCCTATTAACCACCTTACAAATATTATTTACGAATCGTTAGGCTGTCCTAAATGCGTAGGGTTTTGGGCTTCGCTGTTTATTACTGGCAACTTTTTTACGGCTTGCGTCGTTAGTTTGTTATCTTTTACCCTTGACGTATGCTTAGCGAAGCTGGACAGATAGCAATAGACGCACTACTAGCGGAAATAAACCCCGAAAGACTTAGCAAAATGCATCTTAGAAAGTTGCAAGCTATCAAAGTAAAAGAAACGGGCGTCCGTGACAATGAATGTTTTTGCCGTCCAGACAAAAGACAGAAATGGTTTGCCGAATTTAATACGTGGTATGAAAAAAACGCTAGATAAATACATAAGCGAACACTACGACGAAGTAAGAAAGTATACAAACCACTTTTTAAAGGCGTACAATAAGCGAAAGAACATAACCTTGTCAATGCTGAACGCGGACACGTGTATAAATAACGCCTACCTACACGTCTTAACTATTGACACGGACAAAATAGACACCAATAGCGTAAAGTCCTACCTACTTAATACAATTAAATACCAAATAATCTGGGACACTAGCCTAAGCCACAAACAAGACGACTGCTTAGCGTTGGAATTTATACCAAAAGACGAACCAGATAACGACGACGTTAAACATAAGATAGGAATAGAAAACAAATATAACGACCAGCTAGCCTATATAGAGATCTATAGAAATAGTTTAACTTGTCCAGTAGAAAAAAAGGTATTCGAAAGCTATTACGACAAGGGACACCGAACGGCAAAGAGTCTAGGTAAATACTTTGGCATATCGAACACGTCGGCACATTATTTAATACGCGGAATTAAATTAAAAATCCGTGAAATTCAATATAGTTATGAAAACAAATGAAATAACAGCGGCGCTGGCTAGAGTAGTTCTATTCACTATAGGCGGGGTTATTTGTCTAGGTGGTTACGAAACAGCTTTGCGTATGTTTGGCGTGCTAATTATAATTAAAGCCATAGGAAACGAACTAAAACACGAAGAAAATGAAAATTAAAGACGAATACAAAGGGAAAACCATAGTAACTTACGACAGCGTACTAGGTCAAAGACGAATCGAAGTAGACAAAATCCACCCAGCGCAGTTTAAATACTACGTGACTATAGGACTAGGGTACATTTTCGAAAAGGAAAACGCTACAATAAGCTATAAAGGCGTAGAAGAAGCCACCGAAAACACGGAAACAGAACCTATTCAAGAACCAGTAACAAAGAAACCAAATGCCACAACCAATAAAAGGAGAAAAAAAGGAAACGTTCCTAGCTAGATGCATAGCAGACGAAGAAAGCGTAAACGCATTTCCCGACAAATTCCAACGTTACGCCTTGTTCGTAGCCCCAAACCTCGAAACCCTCCATTGTTAGAGGGACTCTTAACGCTTCTTGTACTACCTTACCGCTTTGTAGTGCTTTGTCAATTAGTCGGGGGTTGTTTATTGTTTTGTCTCTATATGATTCGAACATTTCCCAGAGTAGTTCGGGTGTCTTTATGTATTTGTGTTTAGACATTTTGTTTCGTGTTTTTGAAGTGGCTTAAAAAATCGTCTTCGTCTACTTCTTCTAAACATAGTAACCCGTCGGCGTTTGTTAGATAGGCTATATGGTGGTATTGCATTTTCTCTAGGTAGTCTGTTATTACTTTACCTTCGTGGATCATGTCTTTACCATAGTCTAGAATGTAGAACTTCATTTCTTTTTCGTGTTTTTAAAGGTCTCCTTGTAAATACTTAGCGCTTCGCGTGAATGAGTTTCCCACGTATGGACACAAACGGCGTAACGTTGGAATTTGTCGGGAAATGCGTTTACGCTTTCTTCGTCTGCTATGCATCTAGCTAGGAACGTTTCCTTTTTTTCTCCTTTTATTGGTTGTGGCATTTGGTTTTTGTCTTACTGGTTTCTTAATAATTTCTTTTTCCGTGTTTACGTCGCCTTCTAGGTCTTCTTCGATTCCTTTATAGCTTATTGTAGCGTTTTCCTTTTCGAAAATATACCCTAGTCCTATAGTTACGTAGTATTTAAACTGCGCTGGGTGGATTTTGTCTACTTCGATGCGTCTTTGACCTAGTACGCTGTCGTACGTTACTATAGTTTTCCCTTTGTATTCGTCTT